TAAATCTTTAAAATCGTCTGCAAATACTCCGTTCTTAAAACGATTAGCTCCATTAGAGTCTAATACCTCAATTGCAGCCGTTTGTGCCTCTAGAAGATTCAATGTAGTGACTTCTTCCAGATTATCAATACGATCTACAATATCAGAAATATCACGCATTGTAAATCTACGATTCTGAATAAAGGTCTCTTCAAGATCTTCTTCATTATCAGTAAATGCGTTTAGATTAAACTCTTTAATCTTCATTGCATTAAGAGGAGTTTGTGGTGTTAAGCGATTATCTAAAGCTTCTACACCTTCAATATACTTAATTTCTTTGCCAGATGTAATCGTTAAGATATCATTTCTACCTTTATAGTAGCTAACATCTGCTGTAATAGAAGAAGTGTTCTGTGGAAGTTCATTGATATTAGAAGCGGTGTAGTTGGCACCATCAGACTCTTTGTATGGTCTAAAGTCCAAAACATTTCTAAGTTCTACAAGTTCACCATTGCGCTGTCTAAACTTAGGAATCTCAGAATACTTAGTTCCTCCACCAGCACCAGTTGTGCTAGTAGTTCTAGGATTACCACCAGATAAATGATTGTAAGAGTTAATTGCAAAGAAGTCACCAGCACCATGTGCATAATGTCTATAAGTGGCTGTTAAACTGCCTGTAGGTGCGGTCTGTCCTCCGTTAAGGACAAATCTACCATTGTAATAAAAGTTGTCTCTTTGACCATTATCTAGTGTAAATCTATTTGCTACAGAATTAGTAGTGCCAGAGTCTACAAAGCTAGTCACGTTAACAATGTCAGGATTAGCCAGCTTGACAAATTTAAATCCAGCGCCATCAGATTCTACGGTAAGTCCAGTTTCAGTTACGTCGGTCAGAGTCTTGGGTCTGATTGTTGCTGCACTTCCCGTCTTAGCAACATAAGCAATAACTTCAATATTAGTTGCTCCAGAAAAACCTGCTCCTGTAATATCTACCTGAGATCCAGAAGCGGTCGCTGCTGGAAGGAGAATATGTGAAGCGGCGCTATCTGTAGCAACAATCCACTGAGATTGGTTTGTGAAAGTTTCTCCAGCTGCAAGTGCGCCTAAATCTAAAACACCTGAAGTGGTTTGTCCAGTAAATCTTCGCTGTACAGTTACAGTAACATCATCAACAAAAGACGGACGAATTTTACCAAGATCGAAGAACAGATTGTTGTTTACTGCCTCTTTGATAACTGCAATGCCATTTTCAAGCACTATATCAAGTTTTTGCGAACTGCCAAGACCCACACTTCTTGTTTCGCTGAACTTCTTTCCGCTGTTCATTTGTACATCGAAAAGGTACAATCTGTAATTTGCGCCATCTTCAGTCACAGATCTTACTCTAGCAGAACCGATAGTAGAGCCGCCATAGTTAGAATCATCACGAAGATTGATAGTTTCGAACGTATCTAGATCAGGAAGAAACCCTTGACCAGTATCTGCCGAAGCAATTACATAGTTACCATAGTTAGCTGCAATCGCTTCGTTGTTAATCGTTTCTGTAGTTCTTGGCTTATTGACTGTAATCTTGGTAGGTGTCTGCGTAGAAACTCTATAGCCGTCAACATATGCAACGCCAGGATTTACGTCAATAGTTAATACCGAATCAGAGTCGCCTGCTTTAGCAGTAGATTGGTATCCTTCTACAACATAGTCACCAGACTCTTCGCTGATTCGTGTTGCTAATTCTTTCTCTACGATATTGTAAGCAGTTTCACCGATTTCTCTTTGAAGTACACCATTTACCATTTTATTGATAGGGAAGAAGGTATCGGTATCTTCTAAGCTAGATTCGATAGAGAGGTTTAGCTGAATGCGATAGCGGTCTGCACCAGGAGCAGTAAGGTTAGGAGTAGCACCTTGGTTGTCGTAAAGATCGTTAGTGTCTTCTACAGTTACAATGTCCTGTGTAACTTTAAATCCAATGACTTCGTTTGGTGTGCTAGAGTATCGACTAACGATAATCTCTTCACGGTCTGTTGTAACAAAGTGGCCTGCTACAAAGTAAGTGCCTCCTCCAGGAATAGCAGCTCTGGTTCCTCTACCAGTTGCAGGATTACCGCCTGTACCAGTTGAAGGATTATTAGCGGTATTAGTAATTTGTACATCTACTGTAACTGATCCGTTGCTAAGGCTTTCACCTGGACTAAATCTAATTGGATCAGATCCACTGGTACCAGAAGACGTGCTAGTATATTTGACATAGAATGTTACAGGGTCAGATCCGTCCGCTGCTACGATTTTAAGAAGCTTTGCCTGAATTGAACTAGTCTGTCCTGTAAGAGTATCACCAACTGCAAATCCTGTGGTACTTGCAGAAGATAACTTGACAAACTCAAAGTTGGTGTCTACAGTAAGCCCGCCAGGGAGAACTACACTACCTTCCTTAAAGATGTGGCGACCCAATCTCTCCAACTCTTTCTGAGTAATAGTCTGTGCCTGTGTAAGTTCACGGGCCTGCAAAGCTTTACCAGAGTTAAAGAGAATTCTGTGATAGTGATCACTATCTGTAAAATCATCCTTATAGGTGGTATTGAAAGTAGTCTTTGTAAATGTCTTAGGCATTCTCTTGTCTTACCTTACAGTTGTACGATAATCTTAACGTCTTCAGTTTGTGCGGTATCTCTAACCACGGCGGATCTGTTCTCTACATAAAGCACTTCACCTGAGAATGGCTTAATTTCGCCTTCGGAGTCTGTAGAGATAGTTGCTGTAATTCCAGTTCCTGAATCCAAGAAAACTGTTTCGCCAGTTTGAAACTGTTTGAACCCAGTACTATCATCAAAGTGATAGTGCAATTTACTTGCGATTAATTCGTCACCCAGTGCTTTAGCAGATGTTGTGTTACCAGTAATAATTGCATCTTTTACTGCAGCACTATCGAATCCAGAAGAAATGCTAGTAAGAGTTAAGACTCTCATCGCTCTAGCATCTGTACCAGTAAAGTCAGAGTCGTTGTTCTTCTTTGGATTCTTGATCAGACCAATTTGTCTAAAGTCCTGACCGACCATAAAGTTTCCATTTTGAGTGCCAACTGCCTTGGCGTTGAACATAATAGCATCAGAACCAAGATCATCTCTAGGATCTGAGCCTAAGCCATTAACAGAAATAATAGGTTCGATAACAGCTTCGGTTGAAGGTGAACCGCCAGTCAATGTTACCGATGCATAACTATATCCAGAGCCGAATGGAATACCGCCAGCAGAGTCGTCAATTTCAATCTTAGAAATTTGGTTGGTAGCTGTTCTCTTGGCAATTGCTTTAGCGTTTGCTCCGTCACCATTAATCGTAACGGTAGGATCTGCAGAATAGCCCGCTCCACCACTAACTACTCTATATCCGATGATCGATCCTGCAACGGCAGCATCTTGTACATCTTTTTGCACTTGTTCAACAACAGACAGTCCAGCAGCAGCCGCTACTTTAGAGACTGGAAGATAATTAGCAGAAAGGAACTTACTTGCATTAGTACCACCCATGGTAAACAGGTACTTCCAGATGTAACCATCAGATGTAGCTTTTGCTACAGTGGTTGCACCGGTTGTATCTGGATCCACTGTTGATGTGGATACTGTACCATTATCAGCCTTGCCTTGCTGTACGCAGAGATAAACCCTTTGGTTAGCAGTTACTACATAATAAGGATATGTAGCAGAATTCTGAGTCGCTGTCTGATTATCATTGTATGCACTGTAAATCGAACCAGAAGACCAATTGTATCTCTTAGCTACAAAAGATACATCAGTTGTACGCAAGATAGATTGTAAAGCAGCACGAAAATTTCTCTTCTCTCTTTCTGTATTACCTACAGTTGGTACAGTATCGGTATTATCCCAAGGATTAGACCGAGAAATGCCAATGTAGTAACGATCGGAGCTATCTGCAGTTCGGGTTAGAACCGTTTGCAGAATTTGCTTTTTTAAGTTATTTGTTACGATAGCTGCCATTTATTTGTATACCTTTAGGATGTAAATGTAATATATTTATCTGAGTCCCTGTCAAGAATCCACTTGCTTCCATCCCAGATTACTGTAACAAAATTTACGTCTGTCATGGTCAAAGCTGTCTTGCTTAGATTGCCTGGCACTCTTATTGGAGTAGTAACAGTAATATCATTAACTGTATTATTAATTAAGTTCTTAATCTCACCTACATATCTACCATTATGAAGAGTAAAAGATTTTGCTGTGCCTGTAGTAAACAAGTAAGTACTAGCACTAGAATCAAGATTTGCTGCATCGGTATAGGTAACTGTGGAGTGTACTAAAGCACCATCTAACTTAATTGGCTCAGTTCCTTTAGGTGTTACATTTAAGCCGATATTTGTGCTAGTTCCATCCGTAGTAATAGTTGGCGAAGAATCATTAATATTAGTAATTTTTACAAAGCTTGTATTACCACTAGATAGATTATCTAGTTCAAGTAAACCGAACGTGCCAGTATTATCTTTAATAAGTGTATCCATCTTTGGATTTACTAACTGAAGATCTGTTCTGGAAGTGAATGTGTCGCTATCTAATAATGCGTGCCAATTTCCTCCATGGGCAAAATAACCTTTGGCGGTTGCATGCACATGTGCAAACATACCATGATAAGTAGTTGCCGAAGGAAGATCCCCGATAAGACCGTATACGTTTCCGTAAAGAATTTTAGAAGCTGTTCCAGTAGAATCGACAAAGTTAACTGTATTGTCAGAGCGAATAACTACTGCTTCACCTGAACTATCAGGAATAGTAAACGTAACGTTTGTACCTGGATCCTGACGAGTGATAGTAGTATTATTGGTTGTTCCAGCAATTACAATTTTTGCACTATCAAAGGTAATACCAGTAGTCAGGGCATTACTGTCTGTACCAAATGCCTGGTACAATTCAACAAAATTCTGATTGACTTTAGTACCGGCACTTCGAAGAGTATCACCGGTTCCATCATTGGCAGTCGTGCCTGTTGAAATATTTTGTCTGGTCATGCTTTGCTACTCGTTAAAACCTTATTTAAATTTATTTATAATGCTTTTTTAAGCAGAATCTGTTCGATATGGATCATAATGCGTAAACTGTGCTTCGTCCATAGTCTGGAGCGAGGAATCAGAAAGAAGATCGCTATCGTTTGAAGAGAATCTTGGCGAATTAGTATCAAGAATATCTGCAATAGAAGTGTATTCACCCTTCTGTGCAGAAGTAAGACCGCCAATAGAGTCTTGGTAGAATTGAATACCTCTATCTGCGTAGAAGCGAGTAGAGGTTGCACTATCAACACCAGTTGTGCTACCAAACGCCGAAGCTGCTTGTGAGCCGATATCTTCCAGTGTGATTTGTTCAGCCGCAGAGTCTGCAATAGAGAGTGGTGCAATAGCAGAAATATTACCTGCTACGGTTTCAAACTGCGTCTCCGCAAATAAAGCAAAACCAGCAACATGATTATACCTTTTATATAAATCTCTCCACTGTACAGTACTAAGAGGTGATTTAATTTGAATTGACAGAACTTGATAGAAGTAGGAGTCTTGTAAAAATCTTAAAGAGTCTGCACCAATCTCACTCTCACCAACTGTAAACATTTGAGTTTTAGGATAAAACGCTTCTACGTCTACACCAAATATGTACCTGAAGAATGCAGGAATAGAAACCTCTGTGCCTTTCGCTCTAGAAAACTGAGGAGCTAATTTAAGTGTAAGTCTTGGAAGTCCAAACTTATCTGCTCCTAGTCCATTAAAGCGTTCATAAAACAGATAGTCTAAAAATTCTTCATCGGTACTTTCTGCATCTTTTGCATAAAAGATATTATCAAGTCTGTTTCTACCAGCAGCAATCTA